AACGTGAAAATTAGTTGACATTCACGTTAAAGCGTGATAATATGGTTTTGTTGATTTTTCAAAACAGAATATTTCGAATTAGTTTAATATCCCCATATTAAATTAATTTACCCTTTTGAAATGTGTTCCCCAACACGTTTATTTCATAATGGATAAAAGAAATATCCTTGTTTTTTATGTGTTTATTATAGCACATTATTAGGGAAATGTCAATCATATTGGCGTAAATTTTGTAAAGAAAATGTAATAAAAGAAAAGAAATTGTAACAAGAAAGGGAGTGATGAAACTATGATTTCAAAGGAATTTCTATACTATATATAGTTAGTATTTTAAATGCGAATACAATATATAGTGGGTGAAAATAAGGAGAAAGTAGGTGAAGTTATGATTTCAATAATTCAAAAACCAGCCGGATTTAAGATAAGACGAAAGGGAGATGTTGAGACATTTAAAAATGTTTGTTTGTGTAATGGTTCAAAGTACATAATTAAAATCAATCCGAATTATATCTTCATGTTAGAGAAAACGGAGAATAATATAACAGGAACTATTAAACAAGGTGATTTATTCAATATTTTCAATCCTGAAATTCAGATTGATGTGGATGAATGGGTTTGGAAATTGCGAAAATATATTAATAAAAAATATTTTTCGTAGAGAATATTATACTGAGCGTTGAAATGAAACACTCACCTATACGGGTTATACTTTTCCGAGCGGAAAGACAAAAAAGTAGTTTTGCTATGTATATGATAAAGGGAAGGATGTGAAATGTATGTATCTAATTGGCTTGGCTATAACAGGTGTCGGCATTGGCATAGCGTTGGCATGTAAATTGCAAGATTATTAGTGGAGAATAATCATAGAAATTGAGGTAAGGAGTGTATAGAGTGAACGATAAAGAAAAAGAAGGTTTAATAAGTCAATATTGTGGTAATAAAATGAAACAATTGAGAGAAATTTGCGATCCGATTATTCGATTAATGAATGTTCCGTTGTCAGAATATGATGATTTATATTCCGATGCGATGAATGTTGTATTAGAAAGTGTTGAAAATTTTAATCAAGGACGCAATTGTTCATTCAAGACATTTCTTATTGGCAATATCAAACGTTCGTTTCAGGATTGGTTGCGAGATAGGCATCGTTGGAAAAGGTGTAATCTTGAAACTGATGAACGTGGTAATTTGAAGAAGAATGAACGAGGGCAAACTATTTCAATTCCTAATGTGTCATTAGATGTGAAAACGGAAGACGGAATTGACTTAGCAGAAAAGATAGCATGTGTAGAGAATAATAATGATGATGAAGAATTTTCTCCACAAATGGAGGAATATCTAAATGGGTTATCAAAAGTTCAAAGAAAAATTCTTATCCATTTGGCAGATGGATATAAAAAAGAAGAAATTATTGCTATGTTAAATATTGATGATTTTTTATACAAAGATAGCATTATGGCTATTAAAGATGAAAAAAATAAAAGAAAAATACGAATGCTTATTAGGAGGTAAAATAACATGGATGGATATAGAATTGAAAGATGGTCGGTAGAACAATATATGGACGATGTACATACACAAATAATACAGCCTGAACCAACAGTACAACGTGGTTGGTCTTGGACAAAAGAGGCTTTAAACGGACTAATATGGTCGGCTGTCAGTGGGATAGTTTTTATTCCAAATTTAATTCTTGCTGAAACAAAGTCTGAATCCGGTATAAAGTCTACATATATTGTAGATGGTGGTCACAGAACAGAAGCCTTGAGAAGATTTAGATATGGTGAATATAAAGTTACTAATGAAATTCGTGAGCCTATAGTCAGATATAATAGGAAGAAACTCAATGAAGAAGGTAAAGTGATAAAAAATCAATATGGTGATATTATATGGGAAACAGTCGAATATGATTTGAGAGGTAAAACA